CACTTGGTTGGTTATGAAACTACTTACACTAGAAGACTATCAAAAAGCAGGCGAAACCTTTTGGCCTAAGTATGATTATGTTGCTAAAGAACTTGGGGAGGGTGTCAAACCTGAACAAGTCCTCAAAGTTATGGAAGCAATTGGTGGCATTGCATTGAAGCAAGCACTAGAAGAAAAACTATCTGGTCCATTTGGTTTTAATAAAAAGGAGAAAGAAGATGCCGACGTATCCAGTTATTAATAAAGTCACTGGCGAACAAAAAGATGTTCGCATGACCATGGCAGAGTGGTCACAGTGGTCTAAAGATAATCCTGATTGGCAGAGAGACTGGAGTGATCCCTCCACATGCCCTGCCTCTGGTGAAGTTGGTGACTGGAGAGACAAGATGGCGAAGACCCATCCTGGGTGGAAAGACATCATGAAAAACAAAGTGATCCCTAAAGCACCACGAAACAAAACTATTACTGACAAATACAACTACTGATATGCCTGCTAGAAAGAAGACTACCAAAGCACCTGGACAAGGTATGACTGCGAAGCAAATGAAGCGTCGTAAACCAATCAGTGAAGATTACATGCTTCCGATTGAACCACTTACTGACAACCAGAAGGTCATGTTTGATGCCTGGGATGAAGGTAAGATGGTCTATGCTTATGGCGTAGCAGGTACAGGTAAGACCTTCGTGGCACTGTACAAGGCACTCAAGGATGTGCTCAATGAGTACACACCATATGAAAAGATCTATATCGTTCGTTCTCTAGTTGCTACTAGGGAGATTGGTTTCCTTCCTGGTGACCACGAGGATAAGTCTTCTCTCTATCAGATCCCTTACAAGAACATGGTGCAATCCATGTTTGAGATGCCTGATGATGCATCATATGAAATGTTGTATGATAACCTGAAGCAACAGGAAACAATCTCGTTCTGGTCTACTAGTTTCATTCGTGGTACTACACTCGACAATGCAATTATTATCATTGACGAGTGTCAGAACCTGAACTTCCATGAACTGGATAGTATCATCACTCGTGTTGGTCAAGACAGTAAGATTGTATTCTGTGGTGATGCTGCACAAACTGACTTGCAAAAGATCAGTGAGCGTACAGGTATCATTGACTTCCAACGCATCCTACAGAACATGCCTGAGTTTGCTATGGTTGAGTTCGGTATCGATGATATTGTTCGTTCTGGTCTAGTCAAGTCTTACCTTATCAATAAAATTAATCTGGGTCTATGAAGTTGTTCAATCACGTGGGACTAGATCCTATTGAAATGTCTGCTGAGATGGTAGATGGCAAGCGTATGTATCTAACACCAACAGGAGACAAGTTTCCATCTGTCACCACAGTGATTAGTAACAACGCTAAGAAGATGGCGGGCATCGCCCGCTGGCGTGCTAGAGTAGGAGAGGAAAAGGCAAATGCCAAGTCCGCTCGTGCTACTGGACGTGGCACAAAGTATCACTCCATTGCTGAGGACTACTTCAATAACAACCTGGACCTAAAGAAGTATAAGAAGTTCCCTCTTCCTGTGTTAATGTTTCATCACAGTCGGTCCACACTGGACCGCATAAATAACATATACTTACAGGAAGCGGCGCTCTATTCCAAACATCTAGAGTTGGCAGGGCGCGTAGATTGTATTGCTGAGTTCGACGGAGTGCTGTCTATTATTGATTTCAAGACAGCAGAAGAACCCAAGCGTGAAGAATACTTATACGACTATTTCGTACAGGAAACAGCATACGCATGTATGCTCCAAGAAAATTACGGGTTGACTGTGAAGCAACTCGTAACGATCGTTGCTTGCGAGAATGGCGAAACTCAAGTCAAGGTGCTTCCACCTAAGAAAGAATTCTTTATGAAACTAATGAGTTACATCGACGAGTACCAAGAACGATATGGACAAAAAACAATTATTAGAGGATAAATTTATGACCGCTGCGAAGTTCTCGCAGGAAGTGGAGAAGATTGCTTTACACAATCCAGACATGAATTATATTGATTCGGTTATCCACTATTGTGAGGTGAACGAAATTGAACTAGATAGTGTGAACAAATTGATCAGCAAACCGCTGAAAGAGAAGCTGCGCCACGAGGCACAGCAACTAAACTTTATGAAAAAAACCAGTCGTGCCAAGTTGATGCTAGTATGAGTTTCTTTAAGTCCGAGATTGTAAAAGGTGACATCCAAGAGATGTTGGAGTTGCAGCAGTTCTGTTTCAGGTCTGCCATGAACTTCATCCTGTTGGAACCTGAAAGAAAAATGGAATACTTTGAAGCACTAGAAAAACTTATCGGCAAGCAGCAGGTGTTCTATGCACGTGCTAAACTGAGCGACGACCCTGAAGCAAAGTCTGTTGTTGAGACGATGAAGCAGGGTGTTATCATGCTAGGTGCCACACCAGACACCAGCATCGAGAGCATGTTCCAAGAGTTGCTAGACAAAGTTCAAGCAATGAAGGACAAACTTGAAAGTGACACACAAGGTTGACGCCTGACCTGTCACCTGTTATTATAACTCCGTTGGGCAGAAGGGACTGGGAGACTGGTTCGCACGTAAGACCCAACACTCAAACCAAATCCAAACTAATCCGAGGTAATCCGAATGTCATTCGCAGATCTAAAGCGCAAGTCCCAGAACAATTTCCAGTTCCTTCAGAAAGAACTTGAGAAATCATCCAGCGGTAAGAACGTTGATGAGCGATTCTGGAAACCCAAAGTTGACGACTCTGGTAACGGTTATTCTGTAATCCGTTTTCTTCCTGCTCCTGAGGGTGAGACCATCCCTTGGGCAAAGGTGTACTCCCATGCCTTCCAAGGTCCTGGTGGTTGGTACATCGAAAACTCCCTGACTACACTCAACGAAAAGGATCCCGTTGGTGAAGTCAATCGTCGCCTCTGGAACAGCGGCAGCGATGAAGATAAGGAGACTGCACGTAAGCAGAAGCGTAAGCTCTCTTACTATAGCAACATCCTTGTCGTTAAAGATCCAAAGAACCCTGAGAACGAAGGTAAAGTATTCCTCTACAAGTATGGCAAGAAGATCCATGACAAGATCCTTGCTGCCATGCAACCTGAGTTCCAAGATGAGACCCCAGTCAACGTGTTTGATCTTTGGGAAGGTGCTAACTTCAAACTGAAGATCAAGAAGGTCGCAGGTTACTGGAACTATGATAGTTCTGAGTTCGATAGCGTCTCTGCTATCAGTCCTGACGACGATGAACTGGAAGCAGTGTGGAAGAAAGAGTATTCTCTGGAAGCATTCACTGCAAAGGATCAGTTCAAGTCCTATGAGGATCTTGAGCGTCGCTTGAACATGGTGCTCGGCATCAGTGAGCGTCCTGCTGCTCGTCGTGTTGACCCTGAGACCTATGAGGATGAGAGTGAAGGTTTCAATGCTCCTGACATCACGCCAGCAGCATCCACTCCCTCTCCAGTCAAGCAAGAGGCAGTCGTCGATGATGATGACGCACTCTCTTACTTCGCTCGCCTTGCTGAAGAGTGAAGCGTAAATTCCAATGGACATACGAGAGGGTCTGCTTGACCCTCTTGGTCCTTGCCACTTATTACATGTTGATTTTTAAATAATGGACGTTGTACACGCATGGAATTCCATGTCCTACGGGGAGGGGTTTCTCTTCTCCCTCTGGGTTATCGGAATGTATTACATTAAACTTCGTATGGATCGCTACTTTACGCGATGAAAAAGATTGCCTCGGTTATCTTTCACCCAGTAACAGTGTTGAATTTATTATTGACTGGTTCTTTAGGGGTTATCGAAGTGATCCACACCAGAGCACATCATACTCTGGAAGTAGATGTTCATGGTCATGTTCATCAGTATCTCAGGCAAAATCCTGAGACCTGTGACTATATTGACTATTGAATTCCATAAAACTGGAAAAATTTTTTCCGCAAATTTTTTGCTAAAAAAGTCAACCAGTTTTCTTTAGTCTTTGACTAATAAAGTTGTCGTCTTTCTTGTAGAGGTTCTTCCTCTTGAAGTCAGCAACAAAACTATCTAAGTAACGAGGTTTGAGTAGATAGATTTCTCTCTTCTTCTCATTCTCTGCCTGATAATACTCAGCAACGGTAACGGGACTTGCAATCTCGTTGCCGTTTTTTGTTGTCACTGTACCGTTGATATTGACCTTGTGTGTTCCATTGTAGAACGCCTCGTCTACATGTAAACCTGCTTGATACTGTCCGATGGTTTCTCTGATCTCATAGTGATTGATTTCAGAGTATGGATCATCGAACTCTTCTTCAACGATCTTATACATCTCATAGTTACTACGTGGCCAGTCATATTGTGCATTGACCATGTTATTAGTAAGGAGGATCACCCAGTCAAGGAACTGATCACCGTATGCTTTTTCTGCTAGTGTCTCTGGTCTTTCACCATCAACTATGGTGTACTTCTTAAAGAACACAGCGTACTGAAAGACATCCTCGTTAATTTTATAGCGACGGAAGAAGTTCTTCGCAACTACGAAATCTGATTCAGAGAAAGGATAACTAATAGGTTTCTCATCATATGAGATGTTAGGAACAATCTTAAAGAACATTATCTTAATCCTCCCATACCGTTTGCATTTACTTCGTCTGCGAAACAGATCTTTGTCTCTTGGAAATTAAGTGTTAGGTTCATTGCTACTGGTTGACCACCAACATAGGTTGCATACACACCATCTGGAGTGTAGTTAACATCTACTTGAGTGAGAGCACACATCTTAAACTTTGGTAGTTGTGGATGCTCATCAGCACCAGACATGAAAGATACTCGTACTAGTTTTGGTGCTCCAATAAAATTCTTTTTCACATCACCGTTAGCATTACCAAAGATTTTTTCTGGAACTCTATCTGGTAGTGATGCTTTCTTAAAGTGTCCTACAATAGCATTACACATTGCTGCTTCTGTTGCATCTCTAGGAACCAACTTGAAGTTAAGTTGGAAGTTTCTCATGTCAACACCACTAAACAATAGTTCAGTGTTAGGATTTAGAATAGCACCAGAGATTGCACCAAAGACATCATCGTTTGACAGACTATCTCCACTAGTTGCTTGTACAATTTCTCTAATAATTTTTGCACCTGCCATGTAAGGGAGGTTCGTCGCTCCTGAAACTAAAGCTTCTCCTGCCGCACCAATCTTGTTAAAACCCTTAGCACCTGCTGCTCTCAATGCACCAGCAGCAAAGTTAGTTAGGTTTTTACCTCCCCATTGCGCTCTAAAACCAGTAGAGATATCTTCTGGCATATACATGATGATGTTATTATATCCTGCTGCTCTTTGTGAATCAGCATACTGAGCTTGGTCATTATAATCAATGGATCCGCCAAAGTTACTGAGAACTGCATTGACAGATCCTTCACTACTATCGATAGTTCCAATAGGTGTGCCAGTAGTTTGTCTGTCTCTATAAGGTGGTTTATACCTATAAAATTCAAACAAAACATAATCAGTATCATCTGTTATGTTTGGACTTGCTGGATATCTTAGTGCCTGTGTAGACGGTGTGATACCAGTAACTGAATTGATTTCAGTGTTAGTAGCAGATGTGCCAGCATTAGAAGTGTCGGGTATCTTAGGACTAAGACTATTCAGTAGATTACCCAACTGTTCTAAGTTTTCTTTTGCATTTGCTTCCGCTTGTTCAGGATTTGCCAGTTCCTGTTCAATGGTCATGTCTGTAACGGGACTAATCCCTAATCCATCTGCCCATACCATTACTTAGACATCTCCCTTGATTGTTTTGTACCGTATCCTTTCACTAGTCGTGAACCTCTGATCTTATCGTAGAATGCTTCGTCGGTTTCTTCCCAGACAAGTTCTTTGTCTATTGGGAAGATCGTTCCATTCAGATCTTTTACATAATCTTCGGTAGGTAATAGAATGGCAGTGTCCCATTCTGTCAAGGCAAGATCAAGGTATAAACCTTCTACATGTGCGCTTAGATATTTATGAAAGCACTTCTTAGGTAAGTCAATCCTACCTTGCATCAATTTCTTGGTAGCAATAATCCTTTTCTTTGGTGATAGGTAGTGCAAGTTAGCACCCCAGAATTCATTCTTACCTGCTGCTTTGATAACATAGACAAGTGGGAACCTATCGTAGTAGGGTAACCATCTCATCTTTGCTTTGTATTCAAACATGTACAGGTGACCTGCTACAGCATATCTACGCAGTTCATTACTGTCTTGTTCTTTTGCAGCACCAACTCTATCCTTTTTCTCGTCTAGGATATACTTGTTAAAGTTCTTTTTGTATCTACTTGCTTCTGATTTAACAGCAGCTCTGTACCATGAGAGAGACTTCTTCTCTCCTCCTGTTGCTGCGGAAACTCTTTCAAAGAGTGTTTTATATCCTGGGTCCTGATTTACGGTATTGCGTTGGACGGACGCGAATCCTGTTGCCATCGTTTCATACTCCTAAATGATCCTCGGTTAGTATTAAGAAGTTCATCTGCCTGTCTTCACAATACTCACGAGCAGCGGACCATTTAGTTTGGTTCT